TTTCAATCTCGGTCTGAATATCTTCAGGCAAGAAAAGGTCTTCGTTTACATTTTCCATTATAATTATGATTATTGATGTTTATCCAAGAATAGAAGTTATAATGCTGGTAGGTTGTGTGTGAATGCAAATAAAATGTTAAATGTATATTCTCTATATAAATTTATTTGGTATATAAAATAAATCTATTACCTTTGCAACATATAAAAAAGCAACGCCTTACTTTCTTGTAAGGAAATGAGCCACTCATAAGTGGCTTTTATTATTTTTATGAGAGATTTTGTAGATTGGAAATAAAACATTATTTTTGCAACGTAAAAAGTGCATATTTGAGCTTAGTCGTCAATTCTGCACTATAAAACGGATAATAAAGGGATGTGTTAACGCATCCCTTTTTATTTTATAGATAAAATGAAAAGCGAGCCGTTTTCAACTCGCCTTTTCAAAAACGTATTATACTAGAAGTTATAGCCAAGAACTAGTTCCTTCTCCTGTGATAATGTCGAAAGGATTCAAATTGAATTCTTTTGTAATGTTTGTATCATCTTGTTTACTTTCCATTCCGTCTTCGTTAAAGAGGCATCCCTTTAGCGTTACAGTTTCGGCGGTCCAGTCTTCACCGGCATAAGCATTAGTAAATGAGATGATCAAGTCAAATTCTCCCAAATCCATTAAAGAACCAGCCAATGCTCGGAGTTGGGAAACGGTATTATAATCCATTGTAATGGAGGCTGTACAGGTTTTATTGCCAAAACCACGATTGATAGCATTTCCTCCAATACCGTAGTTGTTTTCAACTTTACGAGTCTTGTTCCACTTGATTTCAGAAACTCCTTGCATAATAGTAGAATCTTCTGAAATGTCCAATGCTGGTATGGAAATGCGGATCATAGACCAGCTGTATGCTACATTGTTAATTATTGCCATCTTGTTAATTATTTATTGGTTAATGCCAAGCCCTCGACTACTTCAATACGGGACGCTACACCCACCGGAACAAGTGAATATTTAATGATCAGTGTATCATTCTTTAATACATTTTGATTCTTATCAATTGTTACAGAAAAACCTGAAATTTCTTCATTATTCTGCATAGTTGTGAGGATGTCAGAGACAATGTTTTGAAACATCGTAATCTTGGCAGAAGATAGGTATCCAGTGCTGGGATCTACTTTCAACGGAGAATTGACATAAGGTAATAATGCGTTACGTACAGCACGTCTTGACTTATGAATTGTACGGTTTCTAGCAACTGTTCGGTAATCTCCATTTGAACACGTTTGGTCTTTAGAGAAAAAGACTCCGCTTTCCAAACCAGAATATTTGCACAAGAAGACATATCCCTTATCGTCCAGATCATCCAATTGGATTTTATTCAAAGATGAGTACTTTAATGTACTTGTTAACTTATCCTCGCTATTTAAAGTGACATCTCCGAATCCCATTTCAATATCTGGGAAATAACCAATCAAATTGAACTTATTTACCCATGCGAATGATTCTTGTACGCTTGCTGAAGCGATACATCCGAGTGCGGCTCCAATATTTCCTACAGGAGTGAGGTTCGGGTTAGCAAGCTGCATAGCTGATACATCAGCGTCTAATCCCTGGCCAAGCAATACACTGACAAACCGAGCATTAATGACACACGTAGGTATTTTGCCCAGTTCTACTTTCTTCACAGATTCTTCAGCTGTTGCAATTACTGCGGAATTTGCACATAACAAGATTGATAAAGGAGCATTTTCATCAGCTAAAGACGCAGCTTTGGATTGCAGATCTGTAACTAGGTCAATGCTATATGTTTCTGCTTCCGGATCTGTTTGTTTCCACAACGATTGTTCAGTCCAAACACCGAGTTGGTTAATCATACCATGTGCTGCACGTTGCATTTGTTCTATAGCATTCCAATCTACACCACAGTCTGCAAACATGATAAACAAACGTCCTGTGCTTCCTTGTATTCCAAAGAAATGATTGATATGATAATAAGGAATTCCAAACAGTAAATCCTTTTCAGTGTCACCGGAGTATGCGGTAATGCCAAGTTCTTTCAAATCATCCATAGAATTGATTTCAATAACATTACCTTGTAATTTGTCTTTTACGGCCAAACCAGCACCTTCTTCGAAGAATTTAGCTTGTTTGGAAATATCAAACAGCAAACCTGTGACTTTTTCAGTTGAGGTTGTAGAGCTTGTTCCAATGTTTCCATCGGTATCACTCATAAAAACGCCACCTAATGCCATATTTGTAAATTTTATTGTTTGTAATACGGATTTTGATAAAGAATAGCATCCTTCACCCAATTAGGTTGTGCATCTGCGGTGAATACACCACCTTTGGAATCAATATACAATGCCGGATAGCCAGGATATTTTTGTAACAGTTCTTTTACGAATTCTGGTATTTCATCTTTTTCTTTTGTTTTGTCTTTTTTTTCAGGTTTTTGAGAAGACTCTTTGATAGAGGAGGTATCTGGAGTTTCAACAGTGTCTTGCTCTTGTTTTTCAGATTCTTCATTTGAAATAACCGGTGTTTCTGAAGTAACTGTAGGATCTTGTGTTTTAACCTCTTCTGTAACCGGAGCTTCTGTATTCTTTTTTCTAGCCATAACTTAAATTAAAAAAGGGAATGGAGTACCGACTCCACTCCCTTGTGATAAACTATGATGAGATATTTAATTCAATTTGTTATTCTGCATTTTTGTAAGCGGTCCATGCTACGATTTCTGCCGGACGAACGATGTTTACATCCATTTTCATTCGCATCTGGAAGAAATACAATTCGCTGTTAGCTTGTAGCCGTTCAACCTTTACTACTTCAGCGTCATTTGCATAGTCAACCCCCATCCACAGGTTAGATTCCATGCCGGTAGTAAATTCTCCGAGTACGATAGTATGTTCTGGAATGCCGACAATAGGTACAATACGCTTACCTTTAAAACGATACTCGTTAACCTTAGTATTGTCGGAGTATTTCACTGTTTTGTCGCTTAGATATTGATCATATAAATCCCAAATATCCCAGCCACATACAAATACCAGTCCTGCTTTTTTACGGATTTGTTTCGGGCATTTCTTCCACATAGCATTGAGAGCGGCTTCTACATTGGCACCTGTGCTCAATTCTGTAGTACCGGCAATAATGACTTGTCCACCAGCTTTCTCTACCTCTGTTGCATTTGTTGCAGTATTTGCCAGAATACGTTTGATTGCACCGTCAAAGTATTTCATTGGGCCACCGGCATTTTCACCTCCAATCGTTGTGCAACCTTCAGGAGCGGTAATTTTTGCGGCAGCTGAACCACCTTTTGCGGAGCACCAAATAGACTCACCGATATACTCATTCTTTCGATCCATCAAGAGGCGCAGCATTTTAGCTTGTACTTTTGGGTCTAAGTCACGGAATACCAAATTACCTTCCGGCTGGGCAAATTTGTAATACTTTTCATAGTCACGGGGGTTAAATTCAAGGTACACCATGAATTCTTGCGGTTCCAGGTAACGTTCTGTTAATGTGTATTGGTTCAATCCACCAGTAGTTCCTGCTCCTGCGCCATGAGTTGAGTTTGGAGTGGGGACGTTATCTTGAATTACTTTTCCCAATTGGATAGTGGGGATGGTGTATTTGAACTGGATTCCAGATTTGATATGAATCAAACCTTCTTTGTATGTATCATTCCCTTGCGCGGTATATGTCAGGAGGTCATTAAGGACCTCACCAGAATATGTGTTTTGCGCAAAATTTACTGAACTTGCCATGTTGTTTATGTTATTTTGTTTTAGTCAAGTGTTTTAAATTGGAAATCTGTTCCTACGACAGCTTCAACAGCCTTAGCCATTTTCTTTTCTGCCTCGGTCATCTGATTTTCTGCATTTTCAATGTTGGCAGGGTCATTTGCAATTTTAGCAGAAATTTTATCACGTTTTGGAATGGAATTCAGCGTTGCCTGTACCATCTCAAAATCGTTTTGAGCCATTTCCACCCATTTAGTTTTTGCATCAGAATTGATTTTACCTTCAGCAATTGCATTGTCAACGAACTGTTCGATAGTTTCTTTACGTTTTGCTTCTTCAGCATCTTTGTAACTTTTCAATTCGTTCTTGACAGTTGTCAATTCGTTTTGAACATTGGTAAGTTGCGCATCCAATCCTTCTTTCTGAATTTTCAAAGCATTGTATGAAGCCTGAATTTCTGCTGCCTTGTTTTCCGCATTTTTCAATGCGTCAATTCGGGTAATAACAGCTGAAACTTCAGAGGTTTTCTCCAAACCAAGCTGGGCGCATACAGAACCAAATGCAAATTCTTGTTCTTTGTCCATTGTTTTTTGTGAATTTGAATTTTCTATTTGATTTTGATTAGGAATAGAACTGGAATCATCAAGTGGTTTAAAATTGCCCAGTTCTGTATTGATAGAAGCCATGATTTTTTGAAGGGCGTTCGCTTCCACTACTCCTTCAATTTGATCTTTTACTTTATTACAAACCTGTTTAGAGGTTTTTAAAACACATTCTGCTGATAATATACCGGCGTTTACGGCAGATTTTGCATCAAAGTAAGTTCCATCACAACCTTCTTTTCCATCCATGATTTCTCGAACCTTAGCTTTCGTCAGACCAAATCTTTTATGATATATGGTTTCAATCTGTTTCTGAAAAGCATTTACAATTTGTTCATTGTCTGGGTTGCATGACTTTTCGTCACGTATGAAGGGGTTGTGGATCATTAAAATAGAATAGTCACGCATGTAAGAACGAGTTCCTGCCGCCCACAGTACTGAAGCCATTGATGCTGCCAATCCTTCCACAATTGTTTCAACTTCAATGGGACATTGCTGTATAATGGAGAATGTTCCCATTCCGTACAGAACGCTTCCACCTTCACTATTAATGCTGATTATAATTTTCGAGGGTTTAACGTAATCTTGTATCCATAAAAATTCATCATTAAAATTACGTGTGCTCTCTTCATCAATTTTGCCATAGAAGCGCATATATACCGGTTTTGCTTCTTGCGCTTCTCCAACTACATATTTTAATTCATCTACTTTCATTTGAGCTTTTTCACAAGAATAGGTATCAGCTTCTTTAATGGTTGTAAGTTTGTTATTCGACTTGACCGGTTGGAGGATCAGTTGAAGGCATTTCTACAGAAGGTTCATACTTAGCTACATCTTCGATTTTAGGTTCCTTGTGATTACCATGTGCTTCTGAATCATGTTCTGGTGCATCAGAATGGTTCGTGAATGGTGGCATAACTAAATACCTGTCTACCCATTTGCGATACTGGAAAGAGGATGATGTTCTAAACCATATCTCGTAGTCAATCCAGTATGGCTGTAGCCCATGATCTAAAGATTCCGGCATATCAAAATAGGTAAGATTGCAACGTTCATTTAATGCTTCTTCGTAATCTTTCGCATCTTGAATTGCATCATTGATCTGTTGAAAAACGCGAAATCCATGTGTCTCAACAATATCGTCACTATTGTTTAAATCATTAAGCACAAATCTGATACGCATAGTGGCACGCCCTTCTCCAATTCTTTGTTGGGCAACTAAATAACGTACATTCACAAACCGAATAAATGCCGCAGGAAAAGGTATAGCATATTCTGTATTACCACGAGTACGAACAATACGTTCAAACTGTCCGTTATCTATTTTTACAGTTTGGAATAGTTTAGGCGAATTATTATCGTTAGGGTCTGTATGTAAGGACTCTAATACACGTTTTACAGCTAAATACACATCCTCTAAAGGGTTGTTGTCTACTTCCTCCAAAGTAGTATCGTCATCATCGGGAAGGGGAGAGGTGTCTTTTGCAAACGTGTCTTTTAAACTGTCCGGTAAATCTGTTTTATATTTATCTACTATCATTTTGGAAAGCCATCAAAAATACGAATACTGTAAGATGAAATTTTATCAGCTACGGTTGTAGAATATCCTATAAATTGCCTTTGTCTAATATAGGATGCTGGAGAACCTGGTTTGGCAATTTTCCCTCCTTCATTATGTATTGCTGCATAACAAAAGTTTCTTCCATATTGCCTATTACTAAATTTGAACATGTCTGGATCTGTGAATAATTTAACACCACGATTCTTATTAGAATGAAAGCGTTCCCATATTATTGAATGTTTTAATGCTCCTGTTTCTTCCAATATAGGGTGTGGCTTATGATTACGTCTGGATTGCCAAGAAAAAGTTCCGGCTGAATTGAACCGCCGGAGATAAAAAGAGTCTCTAAATATTTTTTTTGCGGCATTACCTACCAATGTTTCAAAATTGAATACATTAACTTCAAATTTATTAGGCAATCTCAACCATTGTTGAGCTAATTGTCTTGGAGTTATTACTTTTCCAGCCATTTGTCCTTAATTTTATTAGCAATGGTGCGCAGCCTCTTTTTATGCTTTTTAGGAATAATAAAGTATGAATGTGCATCACTAAATATTCGCCCACCCTTTGCTACACTTTCTTTAAATACTGGATTAACAAAATCGGGCATCTCAATAATTTGTCCCATCACCTGTGATAATTTGGATTGGTTGAGAACGTCAGCACTTTCTTCTACTAGAAAACAACGGCATCCATGTTCAATTGGGGGGATTAACCATGCTGGGAAAGATGCTTTGCGGTAGCTAGTCCCTTCTAATGCAAGGTGCCAAGGGCGCACCCTATTATCTCCCTGTGTCATATATGTTAACACTGTATTATTGCTATACAAAATCCAACCAGCAGCAATTCCCATCGCATATTCAATATCTTCGTTTTCAATATTCGCGTATATGCTATTGTATCTGTGAAAAATATTTTCAGCTTCTGCCAGATCTACTTCATTGGAAATATTCTTAACCATCTTAAAAATATACACTTAAATATTTTATAATCAATATATTATAAGAAAGGTAATTTTAATGGAGAAACAAATAAGGAACAAAAATAGGAATTAAAGTGATTTCTCATTTTTCTATTTGCACTCTGTTTCTTTCTTTTCG